CCAAGCGTTTACCAGCAGCCTCTAGCAGAGCAACCTTAGCCCAAGGTGATGCACCTTCAGGAATGACACCCTTCTTTTGGAGACCTATGAAGTCTCTCTTAGAAGCAGCCCTGAGTTCATCAATGGACATCTTGCTGGCTGCTAGGTTCATTGCTGCTGCATCTTCAGCTTTATCACGTTCCTCAAACTTCTTTAAGGTGGGACTTAAACCCGCAAGAGCACTCCCGATATCTTCAAGTTCACTGCGAGGTGCTATGAATTGCTTAGGAGCATTATACTGATCAAAGATTTGTTGTTGGGGTTGTAATGCTTTAGATGGCAGGAAGTCCTGCTGTTGTTGTCGTTTAGCCATTAGTTATCCTACTGGGGGTTTATTAGAACGCCATAACCAGGGGTGTTGTACCTTGTCTGTTGTCCAGGTGATAGATAAGGAGCACCCTGCCAGCCACCTGTAACAACTGCATCTGGGTCAGGGATATCTGCAAAGTAATCACCAATAGTTCCACCAATCCTAAGAGCAGCACCTAAGAAACTTGGACGTTGTGCTGGCATGAACTGTAGGTCTTCAATGCGACCCTGAGTACCTATACGGATTGCTTCAAGTTGATCCGCAGTGTTATCTTCTTTCCACTCTAGGTTACTTCGGACATTGGTTGTGTAGAACAACTCTTGTCTCTCAAAGTCATCTAGCATTGCTTGTACAGATTTACCTGCTACGCCTGCTTCACCAGCAGCTACCGCACCCATTGCTTGTGCTCTACGAGATTGACGAGATACCTGTGAGATTTCCTCAGCAGCAGCTTGACGGTCTTGTTGCATACGCTTGTAGGCTTGACCTGTTTGTAACCCATAGTTCTCTAAGGCTCTTTCAGTGCCAAGTTCTTGACGCTGGCGATTCATAGCATCTTGAGCTTTTGCTTGTCGCTTTTGTCCTTGGTACTGGACGGCCGTAGATGCTGCCATAAGAGCTACTGTTGGGCTGCACATATTAGTTTATCCTTACAAATTCAATAAAGGGACGATTTTCAACACCGAATTGTTCGTGTCGATTGATGAACTTAAACCCTAACCACCTCAGCCACTTGATGTGAACTGTGTTCCGTTCATCTACATAATTGAACAACATCTCATATTTATCATGGAGCTGCTCAAGCCAATGTTTACTTTCTCTCAGGAACTGAATAGATATGTCTTCAATACCATCAGTACCTAATAACCACACCACACCGACTCCAGGTTCAACTTCACCTGAGCCAAACATGGCAACTGGTGTATCACCTACAAGTACAGTTCTGGGGTTATCTGAGTATATGAACCCAGAGACCATAGCATCCAGTGGTTCTTCACCATTCATCGCCAGTATCTCCCTGCGGTCATCCTCTCGGATGTTCTCAGCGATTACATGGCAATCATTAAGGACACTAGGACGTACACTACCACTCAAAGCCCTATTCTCTTTCCTCTAGGAGACCACTCAAGTTCAAACTCAGCACTCATAAGAGCAGAGGGGAGTGGTGTATCATTCTTTACTACAATAGACGCTTGGTCAGCCTTGGAGTATACAGGGAATCTATATTCACCTGATTCAATAGGAATAGAACCAACAAGCATCTGGCCAGAACCTAAGACTCTACCAGTAAAGTAATGTGTACTTGTATCTCTATAGTCGGGTGTCACTTCCACTTGGAAGAATCCAGTATCTGCAAAGATAATATTTCCATATCTAAGTTGTACTCGACCATCTGCAATTACAGCATAGCCACCTGTTTGTGTTTGTTGTTTTAATGTGACATCAGAGAATGTATAGGACATCTCATAGGCTTCACCCACATAGAACTCAACGGCATCTAAAGCTGCTGTAATAAGGTCATAGTCATCTGTTTCTGTAGCTGTTGAAAGATCGCCATAATCTACCGATGTAGAAGCGGTCTCAGTAACTGAACCACTATTCTCTGTATTATGAAGTGTATCCTTGACCACCACGGTAGCGGAGCCATCTGTCTGAGTATCCACAGGGATTCTAACGCCTGCTTTGGTGATAACCTCAATGTCTCTACCTGGAGACTTCTCATAAGGTAACGTAATAGTCTTATTAGAAGTAGTGGGTGTATCTACACGCCTATCTAATCGACTCACATAAGTAGAACCTACGTCAGCCTTCCCCAGTTCAAAAGCCAGCTTCTCAATAAATATACCTTGAGTCCTTTGGACAACCATGTAGAGGTCTGTATCAATAAAGTCGATACCTAGAACTTCTACATCTGTACCCAGCGTGAACCTATGCCATGCACTTTGTAATCTCTCAGTACCTTGGTTGTACCAGTTGTATACATAGATAGCATCTGTATCACCATCTACTTGACATACTAGAACATTCTCGTGGCTTGCTACGGTCATCCTGGATATGTTACCTGTCATATACTTCGGCACATGAGCAGAGATATCTGTACCCTCAAACATATTTTCAACAGATGATGATGGGTAGTATTCTCGAACACCACTGTAGTCACCACGATCAAACGCAAAGAAGATAGAAGATCCCACGAGCGCAGGCTCACAGTTCCGTAGACACCCATAGGTAGTCGTTGGAGCAATAGAGACAGTCTTAGGGGTCAGTGTTGTGCCTCCCTGTAGAGCGAACTGAGCGTCCTCTGAGAACAGCATCAGGTTTTCTACCATTGGGACAGCATGGCGTAGAATTGAGACTCGCCTGCTTGCTACAGCAACATCTATAGGAGCTGTGTCTAACATATCAATTATTGTTGTACGCCAGAAGTTAAAGAACTCTCCAGCTTCTGTCATGATAACATTTTCGCTTGCTAAGAAACCTAAGCGGTTCTTAAACAGGAACATATCGTTTATTGTTTCACCTATGAAAGTGGGGTTAGGTTCAGTTAGTAAGTCACCAACCTGTCGCTCTCCCCAACCAAAGGCACTGTAGTCATAAGTATCATGGTCTGTTCCATCGGCTTCCTTAAAGACAAATGTACTGTCAGCCTGCCTGATAAGAATATGAGGCATTGTTGAAGCATCAAACTTGAGCGCACTGGCAACACCTGGTTCTGCACATTCTTCCCATGTACCTTCACCAATACTGCCAGATGCACCTGTAGTTACAAACTTTACATAGTAATCATCAATACCATCTGTGGGATCACCCTCAATTTTAAGAATCATTCCATCTTTTGCGAAGGTGGGTAAGTCGGTGAACTTCTGGGCAGTACCTTTGAAGGTTTCTATGTATCCATTGCCCTTTGAAAAGGAAGCACTGATTGTGAAGTCAGACGCAGCAGATAGATATATTACAGAACCCGCAGTTGAAGAAGTAATACCTGTATCATCCGATATCGAAACCTGTAGAGCTGCTGCATCGGCTGTTAAATCCCCCGTTGCAGTTCGGGTGTTACTTCCACCACCATTGACTAGGACTTCATAAGTACCACTGTTATGTCCTTGTTTAAGGAACACAAGAGCTTCATAAGTATTCACCGAAGAAGGTGTAGAATCCGCAGCCATAGCCACGGGTATCTCAGTGTTCACAATATAAGTGACATCAGAAATTGTAACAGCCCTAAAAGCTGTATCTGCATTAGATGTATTTAGGTATGTGACACCATCTGGGGTATCTACAGTTTCCTCATTTAAGTTCTCTAAGTCGAATACTTTAATCGTATCATCCCTTAGAATTAAAGAGTATCTCTCAGTCGTATCTCTGTTAATGGTGTGTACAAAAGTCTTACCTGAAGTAGTAATACCTGTATTTATATGGTGTTCTGTGGGTAATCTTTTAGTTAATCCCTCAACAATACTGGGGTATGCGTTCTCCTGAGCATTACATTGAGTTGCATATCTCAAGGAATCAGGTTGTTGCGATACACCATTGATAAGGTTTGGAATCGACTTAGTAGTTAGCATTATCCTCTACTCACTCTATTTATGACACTGGAACGGTCTATGATGCGAGCAACATCGAAGTTATCAAAGATGCTGTAATCTGCGGATTCCATTTCGTACTCCCTGAGTGCAATAAATGCTTGCTGTTCATCACCCCTTGTAAACATGGAGTGCTTCTCTGAGCCAACCAAGCGGTCTTGGTAGATACGAGCAGCTCGGATCATGATGTAACGCCTAGCGTTCTCAGGCATATCTGTGAAGTCCAGTAGATAGACCACAGTGTACTTCTTAGTTGCTGTAATCGTGTATGTAAGTTTCTTACGGTTGTAGAGTTTAGTTCCTCTAACTACGATATCATAATTAGAATCTACATTATCATCCTCTAAGTCCACTCTAGCCACATTTGTACCTAGAACCACTTGGTTATCACTATTAGGTGCTAGAGGTACGTCCTTCTCAGTGTTGAAGTGCCACCCAATAGATTGAACCTCACGAGAGGTTTCATCTAGGATGGACTCAGCAAGTCGGACATCGGCTGTAAGTGAGCCAGTTAAGGAGTTCACAGGTGCTTCTCCGACAGCACTTAGGATTGTGTTAATCGCATTGAGTTTAGTCGTTGAGGCGAGTGCCATATAAGACTCCTTAAATTAAAAAAAGGATTGACCCCTCAAAGAGAGGCCAACCCCAAAAGTATTCTCAAAAACTAGGGATTAGCTAGATTTAAGACCTACACAAGCACCTGCTCGGAGGTAGTTGTGACCCATTGCATACTTTGCTCATAATGTTCGCTCTTAGTCGTTAGCTAAGAACCGTTGATTTATTCAACTGCTATCAGTCACCTGATAGATCAGACTATATCATCACCCACTTGGGGTGTTCTGCGCTTCGGCTCAACTATGAGCCTACTCCATTTCTGGATAGTCGTTGCACCTTCCCTAAAAAGGGCTTGGCTCAGGATTGTCTCTTGTATAAGAGAGTTTCCCTGAATTCACAGAATTAACGCTTGCTTATTACTAAGCAGCGAGGCAGTAATTTACCATCAAAGTACCTTGGTTTTGCACCAAGTAATCAGATTCGATTGCAAGATCCATGAGCTTAACAGTACCGATACCACTGCGGTGGAATACAACGCCTTGGTAATTAGAGAAGTCAGTACCTGAGTAGCCTTCGTTAGAATCAGCATTAGTAGCACCCGCATCGTTAAATGGAGCGTTGCGTACTGAAGTTGAACCAAGGACAGTATCTACTGTACCTGAACCATCATCATCTTCATCGGCTGTAGGAACGTGGTTACTCATAAAGCAATTCACACCAGCAACTCGGATGGTTTGACCACCACCTTGAAGGACTGAAGCACCTGGGCCATAATCTTTGTTCAATACAGCAGCAGCAGTGTCAGCACCACCAGCAGATTTAAGAACCGCATAGAATGACGCAGGTGTTAGGACGCAGAAACGATCACCCATAGGGAT